GAACGTAATCACGATTACCGCCACTCGATTCCCCATTGCCTCCTGGCTTTTGGACAGCGTGGGTAACATCAAAAACACAAGGTACATCGTAATGCTCAAGCATATACTGAAGCCCAGTAAAATCAACAACCAGGGTATTATAACCAAAACTTGTACCTCTCTCTGTAATCCAAACTTCTTTGGCACCTTCAGTTTTACTCAAGATACCTTTGACATCCCATGGTGCTAGGAACTGTCCTTTTTTAATATTAACAATACAATCTGTAGCACAAGCGGCTTTGATAAGATCTGTTTGTCTACACAAAAATGCAGGAATTTGTAGTACATCAACAGCATCTTCAAATTCATCACGTATTGTGTAAACTTGTCGTTCATCGTGTACATCAGTTAATGTTTTTACACCTAAAGTTTTTTTTATTTCTCTAAAGTCAAACAGCGTAGAATATAATCCTTGGCCACGCATACCGTTTGCACTTGTGCGATTGGCTTTGTCGTAGCTGGCTTTAAAGTAGTATTCAATACCATACTTGTCGCAGACACGCTTGCACTCTCGAGCAATTTCAGAAGATTGTGCTAGTGTCTCGTGCTGACAGGGTCCTGCAATAATCCTCATTTGTTATCCTTTAATGTATAGTAAGTTGTTATTAGTTTATCCATTTGTTTTTTTAGTGTAACGTATTGTTCACACATGTCACAAAGGTCTTTCCATTCGCCATATTCTAAAAGTTTACCTTGTGCTCTAGCAACAGCACCTGGATCGCCGCCAATAACCCAACGAGGTATTTTATTATGAGGTGTATCTCGATATCTAGCGTACACTACTCCATTAGCACGTTCGTATATTAACGGTTCTCCAGGAATTAAGTCGCCCATATTATTTTTTTCCTTTTACTTCTGTACCACTAGTACGTCTTACAATGTCATCGTGATTGAATTCTGCCCAGTATAGTTCAAACGCTACACCATCTTCTAGTCCTTCAAACTGATGAATCTTACCTGGCTTGACTTGTGTAAAGTCGCCGGCATTGAGAATAGTTTCGTCAACTAGTCCTTGATCGTCTTGCCAAACACGTACAAGCATTTGTCCTGACTCTACATAAAATCCGTTCCACTTAAAACGGTGTTCATGTTCACTGCACTTGTAACCTTTGTTAAATTCAATGCGATGAAATTCTAGTACACCGTTAGCATGAATAAGCTCTGTGTTACCCCAAACTTTTCCTGCTTTAATTCCCATTTTACTTCTCCTTTATAGTAATTTTCCAAAGTCTATTACTTCACTTTGACGACTTATATCTTTAACAAAAAACGCACATTTTGGATCATTTCCTGTAGTAATTGGAACAGTTAGCAACTGGCCATTTTTCATTTTAGGAAAGTACCATTTTACATCATTGTAAAAATTTACAATTTCTAATTTGCCAAAATCAGGTTTAAAGCTAGTTAACGGATTAAATAAGAATGCTTCAAATCCTCTTTCGTTTAAACTTGTTAATGGCAAAACTTCTAAGTCACTGCCCGACTCACTACATCCTACTGCCACACACCAGTCTAGAGGCATTGTAATTTCATAACCGTCAATATTTAATACAACTGCTGGAGAGTTAAATGATTCTAAAAAAATCAAAGGTACAAAAAAGAAATCAGGATCTTTTGAATCGCTGTTGTCTAGTACGCTAAATCTCATAGTGTCGTCAACTTCATCTGGCAGAGCGTTGAGTTCGAATGTTTTATTTTCTAATGTTAGTATATTCATTAATTCCAATCCACTTTTTCTATTGTAAATGGATACTGCGCCTCTTTGTAAAACTTTTTACGATGAGTAAGGTGCCGCTTCGCATACTTGCACGTAGATGTCAAGTCCCATATTTGAACGAAGTCTTTGTCTTTTGCTTTTCTTACACCTCTACCAATACTTTGAATAACACGCACGAAAGACTTACCAGGCTCAATGAGAACAAGATTAAAAATACGTGGAATGTTAAGGCCGACGGCGGCGACTCCATACGTTGCGATAATGACTTCATTAGTTCCTTCGCGAATCGTATCATATGTTTCTTTCCTGTCTTTGTTCTTAACAGCGCCGCTTACAAACGTGCTGCCTGGTATTAGTTCTGCAAGCATTTCACCTGCGCTGATTCTATCTACTAGTATAAGTGTGTTGCCTGAGTCTTTTACTGTGTTTAATAACTTGCCTATATATTCTATTCTTGCTTGATTGGTAACTAGATATTTTAGTTCTTCTTGGTATCCGCTGTGTGCCACTGTGTCAATCATTTGCACTACATTAACATGACACTCGGATAGTACGCCTTTGTCTTGTAATTCTTTAGCACTAATCTGTCCAATAACTGGGCCTAGACTTGCGTGAATACTTTCAAACTCAAACTTCTCTTTGGGCACAGTACCAGTTAGTCCCCAGCGTATTGGAGCATTACGCAGGTTGCGTGTAAGCAGGTTCTTAAGAACTTCTGCTTTGGCTTGGTGTACTTCGTCGACAATAATAGTGCTTACACCTTCTAGGAACTCTGCCAGCGATAGTACTGCTGATCCGTCCTTGTGCTTCTTGTCTAGAATATTCAAACTCTGCCAAGTGCATATAGTATGAGTCTTACCCAAGTTCTTTCTGTCGCCGAAGTACACCCCTACGTCCAACCCACAGTTGATATAGTCTTCTTCAGTTTGCTCTACTAGGCTTTTATTAGGAACAATAACCAAACTACGTCCATACTTTTCACTCATATGGGAAAGTGTAGCAGTAGTAATAGTCTTGCCTGCGCCTGTTGCAATTTGCTGTAGACTCTGCGGATTGTTAGCAAAGTTGTTGATTGCTTCTACTTGGTAGTCACGCAGAATGATATCTTCGCCTTCTGCTGGATGACCTTCTGGCCATTGTACGCCTTGGTCTGCCCAATAGCGTTCTGTAACCTGTGGAAAGTTCAAGTCAATAGGATGACGTCTATCGTCGATGTCAACTATTTGTACATTGTTTTTTGCAAGCACTTCACTAACCACGTCAAGATGATTGACATAACCAGTGCCACCGATGCCAAAGAAAGCAACCTTGCCGTCCCAGCGTCCTAGTTTGTATTGCGGCATATACTTTGCATACGGTACATCGAACTTGAGAGCATTTGATAGCTTTCTCCGTACATCTACGTCCAGTCCTTCTAGCTTAATGTTTACTTCATCTTCAATGATAAGTTTACAAGATGCCATATTTTACGCTCTTCCTTTTATAAATCTTTGATAGCTGTTAGGCCAATTTAAGCTATCTGATGTTAATTTTAAATCGCAACAATAGTTAATATAAAGATCAATTATACTATTGTTTCTAGTATTAGATCTAGAATAACTAGTAATAGGACTAAAATTGCTTTTTAACATAATCTTAGGTAACTTATCCTTACTAATATACACTATCTTGGTATTGTTGTCAACCCAATTATTTAAATTCTGATCTTTGACAAAATTATTTAAATTATAATCATCTTTGTCATTGTCAACTCTAAATAGTACACTTTGTTTTTCATCCGGCACAATGTATTTTACAGCGTTATAGAACTCTGTTAGTTCGTCATATGCATATAGTTTATCAATTAACACAACAAGAGGAAATCTATCTAATTCGTTTAATACAGTTATTATAGAATCTATATTATAGAGTTTATTGTCTACATTAAAATCATTAGATTTCCTATTTAATATATTATTTAATAAACTATTATCAGTCAACGGAGTAGGCAAATTAACAAATCCATAACGCTTGGATCTGTCATATTTTTGTACATTGTTTAACTCTGTTATAGGAATTGGCAAAGAATTAATTATTTCTTCTCTTCGATCTAAAATATCATTTATTTTAATTTTATATTCGGATACTTGATCAGAAATTTTAAAATTTGAAAAGTAATTTAATACAATATTTAAATTGTGTCCAGTAAGTTTATAATAGTGTTCGTGTGTACCTTTTTTGTGATAGATATGTTTTGTAGATATTTCTCGATTAATATTATCAATTTTTACAATATCTTTTTTACTAAAAGGAAAACGTACTTTGATCCATTTCCAATCTTGCTTGTAAGATTCGTAAACTTGATTAGGACCAACCACGTCAATGTGCGAAACAATTTTAATATACTTACTACGATCAATCTTTCGTAGTGGTAAACGTGTAGGTTCGTTACCAGTAACTGTAAACTTTTCACTGTCAAACTGTTCTAGTAATTTGTTTTTTACTAGTTCGTATTGCCTATCTGTTAGTGCAACTCCTTGCAAACACTGACGATGAATACTTTCAAGTATTTGCTTGTTACTGTCAGTAACTCCAATTTCTTCAACATAGTGCTGTAAGTAATCTTCAATATAAATCATACTATTAATATAACAGATTAAAGTTTAGTTGTCAATCTTTTTAACGGAATACCTTGTGCAATTTCTTCAAGAGTCCATTCGGTATAAGCATAGTCATTAAGCCATTCCTGTCTTTCTGGCATTACAGGATTTTCAATATCTTGTAAAAAATCAATATCATTTGCTACAGGATAAGCAAGACTACTAGTGCCAACAAAAGCAGGAACGCCATTGATGATACTATGTATCCCAGGATTGCTACTCCAACTAATAGTACAGTGTACATTATCAAAGCCCATATCAAAATCATCGTAACTACCGCCTATCTTTACTGGTTCCTGTCTGTATACATGTTTTAATCCAAGTTCGATATGAGGCAATCTACAACGTGGATGTGGTCGAAACACAATAGGACGATCAGTGTGTTTGCGGATTTCTCTGTAAGTTTGCATAAACCAATTGCTCATTGATGGCTGATTTTTCCATTGCAAACTTTTATCGTGTTGTCCGCATATGAGAATGTATTCGCCGCTTGTTCTCCATTTCTTTGTTGATAACCCTAATTTAAGTGCCCTATCAGTAGTGCTATTGCCATCACCAAAATAAGCATCTCTATTAATTCCATTTAACCCTACCTTCCATGTTGTTCCTCGTTGTATTCCTCCAACTTCGAGAACCACCACAGGGTTTCCTCTGTCCTGGGCACGTTTCCATATATCTTTATTACTATCCATCCTACCGTGAAATAGTACACTCCATATAACATCAATGCCATTGTTACTAACATTATTGCTACAAGTGTGTCCAAGTGCGTTAGCACCTTGTCTAAAAGCATCGAAAACAGGGGTTGAGTTAAGTGCGCCATATTGTGTCCATAAATTAAAGTTCATTGTTAAATATCCTAGTAGTATTTAACAAGGACTAAACAGTGACAACAATTTCTTTCGTATCAACTTTTCATAAACCGGTATTAAACTTATATGGACAACGCTTTGTAGATAGTTTTAGTAAGAATATTGATCAACAAATCAAACTATATCTGTATGCAGAAGATTGTGTTCCTGTTACAAATGATACTCGCATACACGTTATGGATCATCATGCAACACTACCAAAGTTAGTTGCATTTAAAAACAAATGGAAAGATGTACCTAAAGCAAATGGCAAGTGTCCATGGCCAGAACGCCGTCCAAGAGATCATCATAAAGAGTTTAAATGGAATGCAATACGATTTGCCAACAAAGTATATGCAGTATTTGATGCTGCACAGCGTTGCGACACTGATTGGATTGTTTGGTTAGATGCCGATACATATGTACACTCACCTGCATTATATATGGACTTGCAAAAGTTTACACCTAAACGTGCTTGGATGAGTTATTTGGGCAGAGGCAAGAAATGGCCCGAGTGTGGGTTTTATGGTCTCAATCTTAAGACAGATGCAGCACAAGAGTTTTTAGCAGAGTTTGAACGTGTGTACCAAGATGCCGAAAATGGAATATTTCAAATGGAAGAATGGCACGACAGTTATGTATTTGAAGAAGTAAGAAAAAAGATACAACACAAACATAGTCGAGTACCGTTTTTTAACATAAGCGGCGACTTAGTAAACGGTGAAGGGCATCCAATGATTAACAGTGACTTAGGAAAGTATTTTGATCATTTAAAAGGTGATAGAAAAGAAGTTGGAAAGAGTAGTAAGCCGCGTGATTTACTTGTAAAAAGAACCGAAAGTTATTGGCAGTAGTTACGCATATGACTCCATGCCTTTCCACTTTTTAACTCTTCAAAATTCCAGTGAAACATGCTAATACGTTCTAGCCACGATTGTCTATCAAACTGCTGAGGACTTTCTATATTTTTAAATCCGTGATGACTTACTTCAGCACATTGGCTTCTATGTGCATCTGTAATAAATGCAGGGTATCCTTTAATAAGTGGACCAACTATGCTACTACTATTATGATTAACAACTGCCCAACATTTATGTAAGTCTTGCTCCAAAGGTTTTCCTAATGGACTAACTCTAACATTTGGTAATTTGTGTATTCTACTATATCGATGAAGTAAGTAGTCACTTGCTTTTTTATCTCCGGGGTGACCTCGTATTACTATAGGCCTGTCACTGTATTGTCTAATTTTTTTAACAGTACTAACAACCCATTCAACTATATCAATGCCGTCCATGCTCCAGCCGCCGTTACGTTGACAACACAATAAAATATGTTTTCCTTTGGGCGGCTTTTCTTCTAACATAATTTTTAAATCTGTTGATATTTTTTGCCATCGTTTTGGATCAATATTGTCGTCAAAATAATTTCCAGTATTTGGAAACACTCCGTTAAAACTATATCTCAAATAATGATGCGGTTTATTTGATTTATTTGCATACAAAAATAAATTACTATCAGCAGTGCATACATATTTGCCGCTTTGAATTTGATGTTTAATTACATTTTCTCTAAGTTGCAGATGTGCACCAGATTTTCCTTTATGATGAGTCCATCCTTGTATAACTGCTACATCACAATCAACTAAATTGTCTTGCGCTTGTAGTACTCCTTGATCGCCAATCGCATTAACGCCTTTTACAAAATTATGTAAAATATCTACTTTTTCCTGGCTATTATTTTTAGCAGGTATAACATTTAAATAACTTACTACTCTCATATTACTGTTCGTTTACTATTTTCCATGCATACCCATTACGCATTTCGGCCTCGGTAAACTGACAATAACTTAAATGAGCGGCAAACTTTATTACTAAATCTTTTTCTGGATAATTTAAAGTTTCTATTTCTTCTAAATTACTATTACAAATAGTTGATGCTGCATTAGGACCTAATGCAATAGCGGGCTTTCCTAATAGTATTGCTTCTACTGCTGCAATACTATTATATGTTATAAGGCAATATACATCATCAGCTAAGGCTTGTTCCATTGTATTTGTTGTAACTCTGTCACTTCTGCTAGGTTTTAGTCTAACCTCAATTGGCCTATCGGTTAGTTGTTTTAATTTATTAATAATATTGTTGGTCCATTCCTCGGGCTTAGGCTGATTAAATAAATCCATAACTTTATCGCTAGGTGGACAGATTAGTATTTTAGATCCTGGTATAAATTTTTTATAACTATATCCTAATTTTGACAATCTATCTTTAGGACGCTCGATTAATAATTGCTGATTTTGCAAGTTATTACGTGTTATTCTATGATACATTTTTTTAGAAGTATTTACAGGTTGCATGTATCCTGTGTCTATAGCATAAAAAGTTCTATTGTTGTTATAGCAATGATTGATAGCTTTTCGACTACTACCGCCTAACCCTCTAATAATTAAAGGAGTATTAGTATCTTTTTCTTTATTCCAAGAACTAATATATCCCAACGATCCTGTAGCAAATGCTTCTAAATATGTATCATATTTGTGTCCTTTAGCTTTATAGTTTATGCCGCCATCACTTTCTATTGTTGCTACTTTATTTCCCATTACATTACTTTTCCATATTTCTAAAAACTCTTCTTTGCTGCCATAGACTATACCTTGTAGATCAATATCATGTTGAATAAATTGTTTAATTAAATTTTTTTTTTGATCTGGTAAATTTAAGTCGTTAACTGTAGTTTCTCTTTGCTTAACTGCGTCAATTTTACTATGCAAATTTTTTATATGTTTTTTATGATATAGTCTTTCAAATTTATAATATTCGTTTGCATATTCGCAATCTTCGTATTGCTCAAACCAAGGACCGCCTTCTGTATAATGCAATGCCTTAGGAGTACCGTCTTCTGGCTCTTTGTACCATCCTACTAACCAGTTCCATTCGTGACTTAGTTTACCAACAAACTTGTCCGGTGTCCAGGTAAGTCTATGAAAATATGCACCATCGTTTGTAGCATTATTAACTAAATGTTTGGTAAGCTCTTTAGTTCGAGGATGACTGCAATTAAATAACATCATACTGCTCCAATTTTTCCTTGGATATATATGCTGTATTTTTCCATCCATTTTAACAGCTTCTTTAGGATTATAATCATGCTGAGCACACATTACTGCATATTTGTTATTGGCTTGATCAAACAATTTTTTTACATCATCTAAAAATACAAAGTCGCAATCAATAAACAATGCCCAGCCGTCAAACTCCGAAAGTTCCGGAACAAGAAATCTAGTAAATGTAAATTCAGTACTAGCAAGTTTATCAACGGGCCTAGAGTATATGCCGTCACGTCTTAGTTGTTTTTGTTTTAGTGGAATAATTTCTACAGGAACACTAGCGTGATATTCAATACTTTCTTTGCAAACTTGGTATGCAATATCTTCTCTACTGTCCCACCCTACAAATATTTTTAATGGTTTAATCTCTTCGTTCAATGTCATTCTCCGTTAACTCTTTGCCCATCCATACCTCAATAACTTTTGCACTCTTGTTGTCTATGTTAATTGCTTTGTGCCAATACCCTGTAGGAATATCAATACTATCACCCGGTGTTAATAATGTAGTGGTTTGATTGCCGGACTTGTCTTCTAAGAACATATTGATTACCCCGTCAACTACATGCCAATGCTCGCTGCGTTTAAAGTGTCGTTGATCGCTTAATGCATGTCCTTCATAGAACTCAAGTTGTTTAACTTGCCAGCCTGAGCCGTTATCTAGTATAGTGTATTTGCCCCATGCACGTTCAGTAGTAGGCTGACTCCATTCTTTAAGTATCCAACTACTTGAATTCTTTTTATCTTCGCCGCCGATACCAAATACAAATTCTACATTAGTATATTGCATTTCGGGTATATTAGACTTTGTTCTATCTCCGCCATTAGCAAAGATAATTTTTGTACTTGCCCCTGTTGTGCTTTGTAATTGAAATATTGCATGATTAGCAGTATCGTCAGAATCGTTAAATCCAATAACTTTGTCAACACACGCAAGTTCTCTAATAATAGCACAACGTTCTTCAAAGGACATAAACGGTCTGCCCTTCTTGCGTGTTAACCATTCATCACTGTTTACTCCAACAACTAAATGATCTCCAAGTTCTCGTGCTGCTTTAAAATATGCTATGTGCCCTGAGTGTAAGGGATCAAATCCGCCTGTAACTAATACTGTTTTCATACTGATATTTATATGCGTAGTTTTTCTATAAATACTTTTATGATTATTTCGCACAAGTACAAATTTATATTTGTTAAAACAAGAAAAACAGCAGGTTCTAGCGTAGAAAAAGTATTATCACAATATTTAGGACCAAACGATATTAGAACAAGTATGCCTATAGAAAATATATCTGCATTAAATATTTCAGAAAATGCGGAGCAACATATTGGAAGAAAAGAAATTAGTAATATGTTTCCTGAAGAATGGAAAAATTATTATAAGTTTACTATAGAACGCAATCCTTGGGATAAAACTGTTAGTGCTTTTTATTTTTACAAAGATTTTAAACCTCGTAAAACAAAAGATGGTTTTGATTCTTTTGTAACAAATCCCAAGTCTACTGTTGTTAATGATTGGCAAAAATATACAAAGAATGATAAAATTTGTGTTGATAAAATTATTGAGTATAATAATTTGCACAACGAATTTGCAGAAGTATGTAGTATTTTAGGAATACCTTATAATAACGAATTAAAACGTACTTATTTAAAAGGACAGCATAGAAAAGATAAAAATTATAGATCTATGTACAACAAAGAAATTAGAGATGTAGTTTCTAGACAATATGAAAAACCTATAAATTATTTTAATTACAAGTTTTAAAGTAAATCTGGATTACCGGTAAGACTAGCTGTTTTAATATTATCCCCTTGTGAATAAAACGGATGCAATCTTGCCACTGTACATTCAGATGTTTGTAATCTAAAAATACCGCTTCCTATTTGTTGGTCAGCAGGCCTATGGCCTTTCTGAAACTTATCTATTTTAATCCAGTGTATTAATTTTTTAGCAGCATGTGGTTTAATAATATAACTGTATGCACCTTTAAAATACTGATCACCAGTACCAATTTTTTTAGTATTTTTAGGAGCAGGGTTTTTATAATCTATTATCCTAAATTCTTTTTCTAGAGATTTATCAACAGTTTGATTATAAAATTTACTATACGGATCGTATCTATCTAATTTTAAAATATCGTCAAACTGGTCAAGTACATTATCCGGCAACGGTCTAATAAAAAACCCGTCATGTTCGAGTATTATTATTGGTTGATTTAATTTAGCGCACTTATCCCATAAGTAGTAATGACTAAAAAAACACCCTAATACGCCGGCACGACCTTTTTTTAGTGCTTTTGGTGGCTTAGGAACACCAGAACGCAAATATTCTTGTTCAGCGTTGTTTCCATTAATAGCTTTAAAATAATGTGGATCAACACCGTGCTTTTGCGCAGCAACCTTGCATTCGTATGCCATGTTACGTGAATGTTCGTTGTTTTCAAGTCTAATAATAAATGTTTTAAGTTTAGTTTGCTTTTTCATTACAGGGTTGCATCTTCCATTCCTGCAACACGCAACTTAACAATATTAGTAATTTGCCACTGTTTTTGATCAAGTGCTTTAAGCACACCTAACCACTTGTTGCGCATTAGTGCAAATTCGTTAATAATCTTTTCATAGTCAACGACATCTGCCTCACCGTCTACGTATTTTTCTACGTCACGGCTTGACAGAGCTCGTTGATAGTTTTCGAGATATTTCTTAAACATTGCGCTACGCAACCTACGTAGCTCAATATTTAAGTACTCAAGGATCGCTTCAATCTCTTGTAGTTGATTAAAGCGATGTTCAACAATGCCTGGCATAGCAGCAGCAGCACGTTCAATATTTCCATGCAACTTTGCATCTTGTTTTGCTTGTTGCAGTTCTGTTTCAAAATACTGTATTGCTGTTGGTATCTGATTTATATCACGTGACACCTTGCTATACCAAGCCATTGTTTAATCCCACTCGTCGTTGTAGTTGTCTTCGTCTGCGTCATCGTCTAGATAATATTGTATTGCACTATCTAAATGTGTATCGCTTCCTAAACATTCTTTAAATCCGATATCGTCTATTCCATAATCAGCAAGTAGATCAACAAACTTTTCAGCTGTTATTTCTATTTGCTTTTTGTCTAAATTTGGTTTAAATAAATTCCAAATATCTACAATTTGTTCGTCATTCATTTTTAGCAGTTTCCTCGACTAAGTTATTATCGGTATTTACCAAAGCGGCGTCCTGGGCAGCCAATTCTGCCTCTTCTGCTGCTCTAGCTTTATCTGCTGCTAGTTGTGCAACTTGCGCTTCCTTAGCTGGCAAATCTGCCATAACTTTGTCGAGTAGATCTCCTGTCCAACGCTTGCGGAATTCGATCATTACTTCACCATCACTAGTAATGTATTCATAACGATTGCCTTTCTTTTCCAGCAATCCTTTTGCATCCATCAAGTCAAACATACCTGAATATGGATCCATGCCTGTTTCATATGGAATCTCAACTTGCACACTTTCGAACGGTTTGTTGTAGCGTGTTTTCATTACCTTACACGCTGCTCTAATACCATGTACTTGAGATGTTTTGTTGCCGTCTGCGTCTACTTTTAGTTTAAGTTTCTTCATAGCAACAACCATACTTGATGCATACACAAAGCCTGAACCGCCTGAGATCTTATCATCTGGATCAAACATATCTTGAGATGCATAAGTGTGATTAGTAACACACATACCTACATTGTAGCTACCAAACATGTTAACGCAGTTTGTTACAAGTGCTTTAAGTGCCTTTGCCTTACGACCAAAGTCACCCTTCATATCACCTTTTTGGAACTGGTCCATTTCAGTAGGTGACATAAGCATGCCCAAACTGTCAACTACAAACAACACCTTAGGACGTTCTTCTTCGGCCATTGCTTTGTAGTCTTCCATAAACGTGCTAACAGTCTTAGCAACGTCATCAATCATTGCCATGTTAAGTTTAAGAAGCTTGTCTTCTGCTGTGTCTACTTGTAGTGCGTTTAGCCATGTTTCGTCAAGTGCGTTCTCTGAGTCAATTAGTACTACAAAGATACCTTGCTCTTGTGCATAACGTACAATATTACCTGATACAATGTAGGATTTACCTGCACCCGATTCCCCTGCAAATACTGACACCTTACCTAGTGGAATGCCTTTTTGAAAGTCACCACTTAGTAGATAGTTGAGTGCATAGTTGCCTGTGCTAATCCAGTCAGTTGGATCGTTAAAGCCTGCGCTCATACCCGTAATAGATTTTGTCAACGAATTACGGAACTTCGTTGGATCGAATGTTTTACTAGCCATTAAATTCTCCTAAAAAGCCAAATACAATATGGGTTGCATCTACAAAATGCAACCCATTTTAGTTGCGTTATTAACCTTGACGTGCGCGGATCATTGCAAGAATGTCTTGGGCACCGCCGCCATCTGTTGATGGAGCAGGTTCAGGAGTTGCTGCTGGAGCAGGATCTTGCCAACCTGTATCAGTTGTTGCTTCTGCTACTGGTGCTGCTGCTTGCGGAGCAGGTGCTGGCGCTGCTGCTGGTGCAGGTGCACGATTTTGCGGATCACCTGTACGTGCTGCCATACCTGCTGGACGGAAGTAATTGCTCCAACGATCTGGATCATATGCTTCGCCGTCTACACTTGCTTCAAACATTTCTGTAAGAACCTTAAGTGAAGTTTCG